TCTGATGAAGATTCAGAAATGGAAGATGAAGGCGAGGAGATGGACATGGAAGACGTAGAAGATATGTTGATGATGGACTTACCTGGTGATGAGTTGGAAGTTGATGATGAAGAAGAAGTTCTTTTACCTCTTGATTTAACAGGAGCATCTGACGAGGAAATCTTAAAGGTTTTCAAAGCTATGGGTGAAGAAGACGGAATTATCATCTCTCAAGATGGTGACGATGTTGTACTCAAAGACGAAGAAGCTGACGTTGAATACAAAATCCAAATGGAATCAGAAGAGAAAGAGGAAGAAATGGCTGAGGGTGATATGGAAGAAGAAATGTACGAAGGTGACATGGAAGAAGAAATGGACGAAGTTGTTTACGAAATCGAAGTATCTGAAGAAGACGATATGGAAGAAGGGTATAAAGAAGAGGAAATGGCTGAAGGTCAGGGTTATGATGACCGTGAAGACGAAAGAGAAGGAATGAAGCATGGTAAAATTGCTGACAAGGATTTAGATTCTGAAAAAGCAAGAAGAGACGACGCACATTTCGAAACAAGAGAAGGTGAAATGGAAGAAGGAGAAGCTACTGAAGGTATGGTGAGAAGTCACGCAGCTGGACAGAAAGCGTCATCTGACAAATCTAAAGGTCTACCTAAACCACATTCAGTACCAAACAAAGCTCGTTTGGGTGAAGGTACAGAAAAAGAGTTACAACAACTTAGAGAAAAGAATGAAGAGTACCGTAAGGCACTTAACATCTTCAAAGAGAAGTTGAACGAGGTTGCAGTATTCAACTCTAACTTGGCTTACGCTACACGTTTGTTCACAGAGAACACTACCACTAAGCAAGAGAAAATCAATATCCTCAGAAGATTCGATTCAGTAGAAACATTGAAAGAATCAAAAGGTTTGTATAAGACTTTGAAAGAAGAATTTGAAAGCAAGGAAGCTAACACAATCTCAGAATCTATGACTGAGAAAGTAAGTAAGACTCCTGTTAAAGGTTCATCAGCAAATCTTATCGAATCTAAGACATATGAGAATCCACAATTCATGAGAATGAAGGATTTGATGTCAAAAATAATAAAATAAAATAAAACTTAAAAATTACTAAAAATGGGAGCATTATTAGAATCAGGTCTAGTTGGTAACATCGGTCTTAAGCACTTGAAAGTTATCAAAGAAGACACAATCAACAAATGGGACAAATTAGGTTTCTTAGATGGCTTGAAAGGTCACTTGAAAGAAAACGTAGCACAGTTATACGAAAACCAAGCGTCTCACTTAATCAACGAAGCAGCAAACGCTTCTGACTCAGGTTCATTTGAAACTGTAGTCTTTCCTATCGTTAGAAGAGTATTCTCTAAATTATTAGCTAACGATATCGTATCTGTACAAGCTATGAACTTACCAATCGGTAAATTGTTCTACTTCGTACCTAAAATCCAGAACAGAAACGCTAACGGTACTCACGTGAAACCATTCGGTGCACCAGGAGGTCCTACGGATTCAGATTCTAACTACGATGGTGGTAAGAACTTGTACGACCGTTTCTACGAAGGTGAAACACCAAACTCTGACCCAGCTGGTCTATTTGATTACTCAAAAGGTGCATTTACTGCATTGACTGCTAACTTGAAACCAGTTAAATGGGATGCAGGTGCATTGGTACCAACTACTTTAGATGACGTATTAGGTGCTTCATCTGCAAACGTAAGAAGTTTGTTGTTCGCATTATCAGGTTTCTCTTCAGCAGGTGCTGGTAAATTAATCGGTCCTGATGGTCAAGAAATGGATAACGAAGATTTCTTAGCATCTTTAGAGTGTTACGAGGACTTAGCTACTGACGTTTATTATAACTTCAGAGTGGTTACTCAGAAATACGGTAAAGGTATCGTAGAATATGGTAATGAAGCAATTGCAAGATTCCCAGAATCAGGTCCAGGTGGTAAGTATGACAATATCTGTGACGTAACAGGTATCATCTACTTAGAATTAGACCTATCAACTCCAGCGGCTATTGGTTCATCTGATTCATTAGACGGTTACACAGGTACTACAGTTGCTTCAGGTGACACGTTCACTGCGGCATGGAGAAGATACGAAACTTTAGAGTTTGAAGACGCTATCGGTGAGGTATCTTTCGACCTTGATGCAGTTACTGTATCTGTAACAGAAAGAAAATTAAGAGCACAATGGTCTCCAGAACTTGCACAAGACGTTTCTGCATTCCACAACATCGATGCTGAAGCTGAATTGACAGCTTTATTATCTGAGCAAGTGGCAGCTGAAATTGACCGTGAAATCTTAAGAGACTTGAGAAAAGGTGCGGCTTGGTCATTACGTTGGGATTACAACGGATGGAAGAGAGTATCTAACGGTTCAGTTAACTATAACCAAAAAGACTGGAACCAAACGTTGATTACTGCTATCAACCAAATCTCAGCTCAAATCCACAAATCAACATTGAGAGGTGGTGCTAACTGGATTGTAGTTTCTTCTGAAATTTCTGCAATCTTTGATGACTTGGAATACTTCCACGTATCAAACGCAGCACCAGACCAAGACCAATACAACATGGGTATTGAGAGAGTAGGTACGTTATCAGGTAGATACCAAGTTTACCGTGACCCTTACTTCCCACCAAACACAGTATTGTTAGGTCATAAAGGTTCATCTTTATTGGATACAGGTTACGTTTACGCACCATACGTACCATTACAGTTGACACCTACAATGTATAACCCATTCAACTTCACACCAATCAAAGGTATCATGACTAGATACGCTAAGAAGATGGTGAACAACCGTTTCTACGGTAAGATTACAGTTGATGGTGTTAGAACTTTCGACTTAAGAGAATTGAGATAATCAATATCTTATATGATACAAGAAGGGGACCATTAGGTCCCCTTTTTTATTTCCACGGTTTTGGTCTATAGTCCTGAGAGACTATCATTTTTAGAATATCCCTTTCTACTCTAAGGGGTTGAAATTCGTCACCGTCAGAAGGATGGTGACCTTTAACCATTGCTCTACGTATAATCATTTCAATTTCAATTATACGTGAATTCATTTCTTTTTTGTTCATGTCAGTAATTTTTAGGCAAAATTTTTTCGAGCATAAGAATGGGGAGTAAAAACCCCCCATTCCCAACTAAACTAAAAATTATTCCTCCGTTTTTACTTCAGGTTCGCCAGTAGCTTCCTGAGGCTGACTAGAAGGATTAGTCAATGTTCTAATTGCTTTTGATAATGTTTCAGTTTCTTCCATTCCATAAGCACCTCTTGTTTGTGCTGCTCGTGTTGCTTGAACTAAGATATATAATCCTTGGTCAGGGGTCATGTTAGAGATGAAACTATTAAGGTCATCCATGTTGTTGTAGTTGATTGTGTTAAACAACTGTCCAATTGGTTGAGGACCTTCTTCTTGTGTTGTTTCTTCTTGTGTTGTTTCTTCTTGTGTTACTTGGTCTACTGTTTCTTCAGCGACTTTAGTTTCTTCGGTTTTTTTAGTTTTTGCCATTTTTGGAAATATTGTTTTGTTTATCTATTTCTTAATATTTATTAAATGTATATCAAAAGTATACGATTGTCAAGTTATGAGTAAATACATTTTAAGTGAAGATTTAGCGGTTTGGTTCGGAAAGAAGAAGAAAAAGAAAGGTTCATCTCAACCTAAAGGTCCGTGGGTCAATATATGTAAGAAGAAAAAAGGTGGGGGACACCCTCCTTGTGGAAGAAAAGATGCCGATGAGGGTGGATACCCTGTATGTAGAGGAGCTGGTGTTGCAGGAAAGATGTCACAATCAGAAAAAGACTCTGCATGTCGTAGAAAAAGAGAAAAGGAAAAGAAAGATACTCAGACGGGTAAAGGTCAAAAGCCGACACGTATCAAAGTGAAAAATTACAAAAAGGAGTCTATCGACCCTAAAATGATTCAGAATGTGTTACAGGAATTTATTCAAGTAAAAAATACGATTTCTGAAGATTTACAATACCATATTGATAATAACATACCATTAAGTGAGAATATGTTTAGAACAGGTTCACCAAAATACTTTGATGTTATTAATGAAGCAAGAAAGTTGAGAGAAAAAGGACTTTACGAGAATGAATTGGACAATGAGATATTGGATAGTGATTTGGGTAAGTTCTTTATCTATGAAGGTGAA